CAACGGTTAAGTGTTGCACTCAAAATGGAGTCCGAGGAGGATCAGCAACAGTCCACTTCCCAATCTGGCACCAAGAAATAGGTGACATTATTGTTCTTAAAAACAATAAAGGTAGTGAAGATAATCGAGTCAGAAAACTTGACTACTCAATACAGTTATCAAAACTGTTTTATGAAAGATTTATAAACAACCAAGATATAACTTTATTTTCACCACACGAAGTACCTGAACTGTATGAGGCATGGGGTACACCAGAGTTTGATGAACTTTATGAAAAGGCAGAAAGAAAAATTAGCGTTAAGAAAAAGAAGATAAATGCACAAGAATTATTTTTTGACATATTGAAAGAACGTGCTGAAACAGGCCGTATCTATATTATGAATATTGACCATTGTAATACTCACTCATCTTTTAAAGATAGAGTTTACATGTCCAATCTATGTCAGGAAATAACTTTACCAACCACTCCAATACAACACATTGATGGTGAAGGTGAGATTGCTTTATGTATCTTATCTGCCATCAATGTGGGTAAAATAAACAAACGTGATGAACTAGAACCTTTATGTGATTTAGCAGTAAGAGCATTAGATGAAATAATAGATCATCAAAAGTATCCTATTGACGCTGCTGAAAAATCTACAAAGGCACGTAGAAGTTTAGGTATTGGTTACATTGGTCTTGCTCATTACCTTGCAAAGAAAGGTTACAAATACGATCAGAAACTTGCATGGCGACAAGTTGATAAACTTACCGAAGCATTTCAATATTTTCTATTAAAGGCAAGTAATCAACTTGCAAAAGAAAAAGGCCAATGTTCAGCATTTAAACAAACAAAATATGCAGATGGTATACTACCTATTGACACTTATAAAAAAGACGTAGATGAATTAGTAAAAAGAGATTACACTTACGATTGGGAACATTTAAGAAAAGAAATTAAAGAACATGGTTTAAGACATAGTACATTGTCAGCACAAATGCCTAGTGAATCTTCTAGTGTAGTTTCAAATGCGACAAACGGTATTGAACCACCTAGAGATTATTTGTCTGTTAAAAAGTCTAAAAAAGGCCCATTAAAACAGATAGTACCAGAGTATAATAAATTAAAAAACTTCTATACACTACTTTGGGACATGAAGGGGAACGAAGGATATATAAATATCGTTGCAGTAATGCAAAAATATTTTGATCAGGCAATAAGTGGTAACTGGTCATATAATCCTGAAAATTATACTGATGGTCAAGTACCAGTATCAGTAATGGCACAAGATTTATTAACAACATATAAGTTAGGTTGGAAGACTTCTTATTATCAAAACACATATGATAGTAAAAAAGACGAAGACGAACCCACCCATACAATTGGGTTCCACGATAATGTGCCTGAAGATAAACCAAAAGAGGAGGACGAGAATTGCGACTCGTGTACAATTTAATGAACGAAGTAATAGACATTTTTAGTAAAAGAAAACATCCATCAGTTTATGACGATAAGATTATACCTACTGAAACTGAAATAAGAGATATAGTCAGTAAGGCATATCCTTTAGTTACATCATTTAGAAAAATGTACGGATATAAAATACATGTTTTAGGTCCTAATAAAGAACGTAGTAATCATATATGGGAACTATGCGAAGGATTTAAACAATGGATTGATGATACCCACTATGGTGAAGAAGCTAGACAAACAAAGAGTATAGGTTTATCACATATACAAACAGCACCTTGGATATTAATTTATACACCAAGAGTTTCTCCTCCTAATGAATATCATGCTGGTGAAACCGATCATATAGATGGTAAAAGTGTATGGGATGGTCTTAATTGGGATTATATGAATAATCAGAATAGAGAATCTGGTGCAGTAGAAATAGGAATGGTTGCTCAAATGATAATGGGTGGTGTATTAGATAAAGGTTATGACACTGGTTTTTGTGTTTGTTTACCAAGATCAGGCGATAAAGGGCTAGAAAAATGGAAAAATTATCCTTTTTTAGATTTTTATCCTACTGTGATACAAACAATAGGTAAAGCAAAAAAATATCAATATCAAAATAAAACACCAAAACAACTTAAAAAAGATACAAGGCCACCTATAGATGATATATTTAATTTTGTAGGAAGTAATTAATATGAAAACAGTATTTAATAAGAAACAAAATTTAGACGCTACAAAACAACCATTGTTTTTTGGTGAAGACCTTGCAGTACAAAGATATGATACGTTTAAGTATCCTGTATTTGATAGATTGGCTCAACAACAACTAGGTTTCTTTTGGCGACCTGAAGAAGTTTCTTTACAGAAAGATAGAAACGACTATGCTCAACTATCAGAATCACAAAAGTTTATCTTTACATCTAATCTAAAATATCAAACTATGTTAGATAGTGTACAAGGTAGAGGTCCATGCCTTGCATTTTTACCTTTTGTAACTAATCCTGAATTAGAAGGTGCCATAGTTGCATGGGACTTTATGGAAACAATTCATAGTAGAAGTTATACATACATAATTAAAAACTTATATTCAGACCCTAGTGATATATTTGATACTATTATTGCAGATAAGAAGATTGAAGAAAGATCAAAAGCAGTTACAGAAGCATACGATAAACTAATTGCATTAGGCTACAAATGGCATACTGATCCTAAATCAGTTGATATGTACGAACTAAAGAAAGCATTATGGCTTGCGTTAGTAACTGTAAATGTACTAGAAGGTTTAAGATTTTACGTATCATTTGCTTGTTCGTTTGCATTTGGTGAATTAAAACTTATGGAGGGTAGTGCTAAGATATTATCTCTTATTGCTAGAGATGAAAGTCAACACCTTGCAATGAGTCAACAGATTATCAAAGCATATCTTACAAAAGAAAATGATAAGGTTATGAATAAAGTTATTAAAGATACACAAAAAGAATGTTATAAAATATATGATGACGCAGTACAACAAGAGAAAGATTGGGCAACTTATCTATTTCAAAAAGGTTCTATGATAGGACTATCAGAAAAACTACTACATCAATATGTTGAATATATAGCAAATAGAAGAATGAGAGTTATTGGTTTAGAACAAAAGTATGAACACTCATCATCACAGAATCCATTACCTTGGACACAACATTGGTTTAATAGTCACTCACTACAAAACGCACCACAAGAAACTGAAATAGAAAGTTATGTTATTGGTGGTCTTAAACAAGACGTAACAAAAGATCAGTTTAAAAAATTTAAACTATAATGAATCAACAACCGATCCTAAATTTATTAAATAGAAGACAACACGTTATGGCCTACGATACAGAGGACATACCTGAAAAACAATTGATTGAAGATTTATTATGGAAGGCATGGAAAGTTACACCATCTAAAAACAATTTTATGCCATATAATTGTAATGTATTAGGTCCTGATAAGGTAACAGAAAAACACTCTATATGGATGAAAAGTGTAAAGAATAAAAAACATATAAATGAAAAAAACATTGAAGATCATAAAGAAGAAGGATACAATCCGTACTTTGAACATATAAGTACAGCACCTTATCTATTAGTATTTACACAAAGGGTATGTGATCCTAATGAGTACTACAGAAAGAGAATAGAAAAAGGAGACTACTACGAGCAAATGCACGAAGACGAGGTAGACTCAATGATGAGAACTACAACCGTAGAAGTAGGAATGTGGATGGCTAATTTATCAGCCTTTGCATTAGAGAAAGGTCTAAATACATCTACAATAGCATGTTTTCCATATAAACCTTTGTCAGCATGGGCAGATTTACCTTGGGTAAAACATCCTGTTGTATTGTTAGGTAGTATAGGTAAAGCAAAAGAATTTCGTAGAGAAAGTATGAGTGATGTTGAAAAGAAAGACGACAAGAAACCAGAACCTGAAACAATAATAAAGTGGATATGATATTAAGACCTACAACAATTATAATGCTTATTGACTTTGAAGGACATCCTGTTTTAGGTGATGAGTTTATAAACAATCAACGTTTTTCTACATTGAATGCTTTACTAAATCCTGTACGAGAGAAACCTCTTTTTATTATATCTAATCATCTTCCTCATAGACACAAACGAGTAGAGGAAGTTGCAAAGATGGTAAAAATAGAAAACAGACACATATGGAAAACTATTAATCCAGATGACAGCTCTGTTGAAAGTATTGTTGAAGAATTAAAACAAATGGATTACAGAATAGAAAATGTTATAATAGGTGGTACAAATATATCTGGTTGTGTGTTAAGAACTAAACCATATAGTGCCATGAGTTGGGCAAAGAAAGGATATGACGTACAAATATTATCAAACATGTGTGCTGATTATCAAATTACAGGTGTCAACTCATTAGAACAAAATCAAAACTCCGTAGCGATAGTGTGGCATGAGGTTGCACAAGCAGGGTTTTTTAATAAAGTAAGTTATATAAGGGAGCATGAATGTCAGATAACATAAACAAGGTACAAATAAGTTGTCCTAATTGTGATGTTAGTTATTGGGTCAAGTGGAAAGACGAAGACAATGAGCCTACTACATGTCCATTTTGTGGCGCTGATACTTCAATAGATGATGATGACGCAATCTTTGAGCATGATGAAGAAGAAGACGATTGGAATTGATTATAGTTTAAGCAGTCCTGCTATATGTGTATGTAGAGGCGAGTTTAAATTAGATAACTGTAAGATATACTATCTTACAAATGTGAAAAAATATGAAGGCAACTATTGTAATGGTAAAATAAATGGCAGATTACATCTACCCTATACCTCCGAGCAACAACGACACGACCAGATTTCCGAGTGGGCAATTTCTGTTATTGATACTGCTATTGGTAATATTTTTATAGAAGGATATTCATTTGGTAGTAAAGGACTTGTATTCAACCTAGCAGAGAATATGGGTGCTCTCAAACATAAACTATATAAA